CTACCCGACATTTGCAGTACCGGAAATGGGCGCATCCGATACATGTTTTTCCTTTTCGATTGTCATTTGCCGGATTCGTTCCTCTAAGCGTCCGATTTCTCTATCTTGTTCCCTGATGATTTCTTCTTTTTCTCTAATTAAGGCAAGGAGAGAGGATAGTTCGGTTGTTTGTGTTGTTGTAGATGATGTATTATAGTAAATATCACCTTTCCCAGTAAGTAACCAGGTAGGGTTTATATCATTATGTATTTCGATAATTTTCGACACCCATAAACTTGATATATCTGTTCCTTTGCTAATGCATCTTGAAATTACTCCATTCGAGCACCCAATAGCTTGTTCAAGTGCCCTTGTACTGATACCTTTTTCTTTAATTAGGATTGCAATCCTGTCGGAAATATTCGTCATAAGTCGTAAATTATCTACATAAAACTTTTTAGTGTCGAAAATATTCTATATATTTGCAGCGTGTTCAAAAAGGAACACCGCGCCAAATATACGAAAAAGGCATGTGATTAGCGAATTTTAAGGATTAAAGAAAATGAACGAAGAAATAAAAGAATGGCAGACACAGAGCGTGAAGCACAAGGTGGCTTACGTGTTGATGATGGACGGTATCAGCTTCAGATATACCGAAGAGACCGGGATTGTGTTTTCCGCACCTGATTTTTATGTGAAGAACCTTATCCGCCGCCTGATGAGTTGTTACGGTGTGAGTTTGAAACCGATTATAAACGAATTTAAATAAGTGAGATTATGGAAAACAAGAAAATGAGTTGCTGGGATTTTGTATTCAGTTCTGTAAAGACCCATATAGATGATTTGGTAAGACAGGCTGACAAGTACACCAAAGACATGAATGAGGATTTTGAACATTTCTTCTGCTGGTATGCCGAGGATATGTACAAGACGCAACGTGAACTTTCCTGTTACCGTGCCTTGAAGGTGGTTTTATCTGCCGGTAGCCATGATGATGTAAAGTTATACATGGAAAGCAAGATAAACAGTCTGACTGATAGTCTTCTTACCGGAAGCATCCGCAAGAACAGCACCAGTGCGGCTTCAAATTTGGCGCATACGTTGGAACTGGAAGTGAACCAGAAGATACGTGAGAAATTCACTATACTTCTTGGGATTATTGAAAAAGGTGAAAAGGTTGAGGGACAACAGTAAACCCAGCGTGACAACCCGGAAGGCGTTAAGAGACGGGTGACGGTGTGGAAAGACACACGGGAGTGCATGGTTCTTGTGCCGGGGTTCGATTCCCCGGACTCCCCCCAATATTAATCATTAAAACAAGTGAGATATGAACAAGAGGTACATTCACATTACGAAAGCCGACCGCGACTTTATCGCAAAGGCACTCAACGTGACAGAGAAGACTGTTTATAACGCTATCCGGTTTGATGACCGTCGTGGCAACTCCGAACTTTCTGCAAAGATCCGTAAGTTGGCCATGGATCGTGGCGGTATTGTGATGGTTGTTATTCCGGAAATAGAAACTTTCCATGATTATGACAATGTGATGCGTCAGTACTGTCCGAACGGTGCCTTGATAGAGCTTGACCGTAATGATGGTAGCGGTCAGGTAATATTCAAGGGAGAAACGGTGAAGACTTACGAGCATGTGATGGTTGCCGATATTAACCAAATCCAAGCGTTTGCATCGGCATTGAGATAGGAGGCGGCTATGTTGGTGTATTACGGTAACATACAGTGTATTTCTGCACGTGAGCTCATAGATGGCGGCTATATCACCGAATCCTGCTACAGGAACTGGGTGAACCGTGGCCGTATCAAGGTGGTGCGTCGTGGTGGAGGTGCTGCTGGAAATTGCGCGTTGGTCGCCCTCAATAGCCTGCCTACCGAGTATCTGGAACGGGTGAAGGAAGACAACCCCGGTGGAACAGAGCAGGCACTTCGCCACTGGATACTCTCAAACTATGTGCTGGATCAGGCTGCAGTAGCCTATTTTTTGGATTGGGCTTCTCATTCTTCCAGCAACAGAGCAACAGACGAACTTGCCCGGAAATATGCGGTGAATGCTTCCGTGTTGAATACTTGTATCAAGCTTTATAACAGAAGCAATGATTACCGAAAACTGATGGGTGAAAAATATAACTGGGACATGATGGCCACCACCATCGAGACCCTACGCGAAGACTTTGGTCATGATCTTCCTGCCAGTACCCTTCGTTTCCGCAAGAAAGTGAACGAATATAAGCAATACGGTTATGAATGTTTGATAACCGGAAAATTCGGCAACCAGAACAAACGGAAGGTAACTCACATGGACGAACGCCTGGTGATGAGTTTGAAAGTACTTCCCAACCAACCATACGGCAGTGATGTGCATGAAATGTATCTGTCGTTTGTATGCGGTGAACTGGAAGTATGGGATCTGGAAACAGGAGAGATATTCAATCCGGAAAACTTTACGGATAAGAACGGGGAACCGAAAGAACTGAGCGAAAGCACTATCCGGAACATACTGAACAACCCGGCAAGCCAGCTGCTGATAGAAAAAGCCTTGCGTGGACGTATGGAATTCTATCATGAGCAAATGCCGCACATGCACCGCCATGGTGGTAAGTTCTCCCTGTCACAAATAACGATGGATGACGTGGATTTGCCGCGTCGGATGAAAGGCGGCGAGTATGTGCATGCCTATTATGCTTATGATGTGGTGAGCCAGTGCCGTATCGGGCTGGCCTACGGGCGGGATAAGGATGATGCCTTGGTAGTGGACTGTTTTCGTGATATGTTCCGGCTCATCGAACGCAACGGATGGGGTATTCCAGCCGGTATTGAGGTGGAGCAGCACTTGATGAGCAAGTATAAAGAAGGATTCCTGAAGGCAGGTGAGGTATTTAAGTTTGTGCATTTCTGTGCCCCACAGAACTCACAGGAGAAATATGCTGAAGCTCTGAACGGTGCGTTCAAGACAACCATAGCACATAAGAACCATGAAGCCATTGGCCGCTGGCATAACAAAGGTGCACGGCGGGTGGACCAGAAGAAAGTGAGTGACAGCAGCAACCACACCTGGGAAGACAGAAAGTATTATACGTTTGAAGAGCTTGTGGCGGACGACCGGCGCGATTGTGAAGAATGGAACAATACGCTTCACCCCAATCAAAAGAAATATCCCGGAATGACCCGTTGGGATGTGCTCGTAGCCAAAATCAATCCGACCCTTCGACCGCTTGATAAACTGACCTTGAGCAGATATATCGGAGAAAAGGTAGATACCAGTATTCGTAGAAATTCCACAGTACGTGTGGCAAATGCGGACTGGTGGCTGAGCGGTCCGGAAGTGCTGGAGCAGCTGGAACCAAACAACCGCAAGGTGACGGCTTACTATCTGCCGGATGAAGAGGGCAAGCCTACGGATGTCTTCCTGTACCAGAACGACCGCTACCTTGACAAGGTTCGTCCGGTAGTGACTTACAACCGGGTGATGGCAGAACAGACCGAAGAAGACCGGGTAGCCTATACAGAGCAAAACAAAGTTCTGAGTCATTTCAGCAAATACCTCAATGACCACGCCATCGGAAAGGTGGGAACCGGTACACCGGATCAGCCAACGGATGACCCGGAAGAGGAACTGGAACTTCCCCCGGTGGAACTATCCGATGATTTGCCAGCCGAATTGTCGGCAGATCCGGAATCAGATTATGAATGGCACTCCGGAATAAGCGAGGCAATGAGGGCCATCAGTGACATGTAAGAATAGAATTAGAACAACATTAAAACAGCGTTAGAATTATGATTACAGAAGCGCAAAAACAGAAGATTTTAGCAGCGATAGCCGCCAACCGTGCGAACTATCCCAGTGATGCCAAGCATGCTGCCTCTTTAGCCATCAGTACATCTGTGTACAGTGCAATCAAGAACGGACAGACAGACAAAGCCCTGAGCGATGCCAACTGGATAAGCATTGCCCGCAAATTAGGGGTGAACCTCCGTGGTGAAATGGAATGGAAAGCAGCCAAGACCCCGACCTTTGAATATATAACTGCCCAGCTGGAGTTCTCACAGCAGTCCAGTCTGTCGGGCATCTTGTGCGACATGCCCAATATCGGCAAGACTTTCACGGCACGTTATTATGTGCAAAGCCACAAGAATGCCGTTTATATCGACTGCTCGCAGGTAAAGACAAAATTGAAGTTGGTACGCAAGATTGCTGCAGAGTTTGGTGTGGACAGCAAGGGGAAGTATTCTGATGTGTATGAAGACCTGGTATATTACCTCCGTTCGATGGAAACCCCGCTTATCATCCTCGATGAAGCAGGCGACCTGCAGTATGAAGCTTTCCTGGAACTGAAGGCCTTATGGAATGCCACTGAGCGCTGCTGCGCCTGGTATATGATGGGGGCAGACGGATTGAAAGAGAAAATCAACCGGTCCATAGAATGTAAGAAGGTGGGCTATACCGAAATGTTGAGCCGTTATGGTGACCGGTACAGCAAGGTGACTCCGGATGATGGAAAGGAGCGCGAACAGTTCTTGAACAACCAGGCACGTATTGTAGCCAAGGTAAATGCTCCTGCGGGGGCTGATATAGCCCAGATTGTACGGAAGACATGCGGTGGTTTGAGAAGAGTCTATACCGAGATTGAGAAACTTAAAATGACAGCGGAATAATGAAGCGTGCGTACAGTCCGAAGGAAATAGCCGCCAAGAAATGGGTTACTCTGCCGTGGGATGAGAAATGGAGCAAACCTTTCGGGTTCCCGGCAGAGAACGCTTCGTGGTTCATCAGCGGTGCCAGTGCCAGTGGGAAAAGCAGCTTTGTGATGCAACTTGGAAAGGAACTGTGCAACTATGGGACGGTGCTGTACATGAGTTACGAAGAGAAAATCAACCAAAGCTTCCAACGGCGTATGGGTTATCTGAAGATGAATGAGGTGCAGGGTAAATTTCGTGTGGTGACAGAAGGCAGTCTGGAGGAAGTGATTGCCAGACTGAAAAAACCGAAAAGCCCGAAGTTTATCATCATCGATTCCTTTCAGGTGGCCGGATGGGATTATCCGCAGGCTGTGGAACTGATGGAAACCTTTCCGAAGAAATGTTTCATCTGGATCAGCCAGGAAAAGAAAAGCCAGCCGATGGGTGGCGGTGCAGTAAGATTGAAATATATCTGTGATATGAAGATTCGGGTGGTCGGTTATAAAGCTTATTGTCAAGGACGCGCCATTGGAGACCCGGGAAGCTATTATGTGGTATGGGAAGACGGAATCATTCAAACAAGTAATAATTTACCAAAATGATTATGGATAATAACGAGAAGGCTTTTGAAAGCTACACCGGAACTGAAGTGTTCCAGATACTGCTGGACGGAAATTCCAGCCGGTCCGTATTGGATGACTGGCTGGAGCGAAACATCCAAAGCGACTTAAAAGTGAGAAGAGCGAAAATGCCCGGTCATGTCGTAATAGAAACGGGTGATGTCTTGTTTGCACGTAATGTGCTGATATGGAATCCAAGTTGTAAAGTCAACATCAAAAAGAAGTGATATGGAAAAAGACAAAGTTTACATCAGTGGTGCAATAGCCCACTACAATATCGATGAGCGCAAAGGTGCGTTCCTCGATGCTGAAAACAGATTGCGTGCTATGGGGTTCGTTCCGGTGAATCCATTCAAAAACGGACTGCCGGATGAAGCGCACTGGAGAGAGCACATGCGGGCGGACATCCGTCTGTTACTGGATTGTAATTTTATCTATATGCTACAAGGATGGGAATTGAGTAAAGGAGCTAAGCTGGAGCTTGATGTGGCCAGTTCGTGTGGCATTAAAGTATTGTTTGAATAACCTTTTAATAGTGAATATATGGAAGAAAAACAGAAAGTTCAGGTCGTATTTGAATTTGACCGTTCCGAGTATGACGCGTATCTCTTTTTGATGAATCAAAAGAAGACGGAAGAGGTAGAGCAAATATGGAACACCATGAGCGGTGAGCCTGTGGTTGCGGATATTGATTTGTTTGAAGAGGACAGCCAGTCTGTAAAACTTATGATGATAAGTTTGGCAATTCTTTCAGTGGAGAAAAAGGTGAAAGGATGATATGGCACAGGAAGTAACCAATTTCGCCCGGTTCTATGCATTGTTCAACAAACTGCCTTATCAGGGCGATCGGGAGGAATTCAAAAAACAAATCGTGCTGCAGTACACGTGGAACCGGACAGACAGTCTGAAGGAAATGACGGCCAAGGAGTATGAAGTTTGTTGTACTGCCCTGGAGAAGCTGAGCGGACAAGACGAATGGCGGCAGAAACTACGTGAGGAGCTGCGGCGGAAACGGAGTCTCTGTCTGAACCTGATGCAGAAACTGGGCATAGATACATCCGACTGGGCACGAATCAATGACTTCTGCAGTAATCCCCGAATATCCGGCAAGGCGTTCAGACAGATTACGGTGGACGAACTGGAGGAGCTGGCGGTAAAGCTTCGGTCCATACAACGGAAAGGCGGCTTGAAGCCCAAGAAAGAAAAGCAAACGATTAACCCCGTGAGCGTGGTATCACTCATTCAGATTGACCCTGATGCTCCGGCAAACTGATTGGATATGGAAAATAGAAACACAAAGATTTTAGAGAATCTGAAAAAGGAAATCAATCTGCTTGTCTCTGATATGGAGAAGCAAGATGCAGCCGAGTTTTATAGTGAACTGGCTGACTGGGCATACGCCAACGGAGAGGCTATGCTGATGGAAGACGAACCTGAAATGCAGGATTATGAAAACCAATAACCCCAAAAAACAAGAATCATGGAAGAAATGAAACAAACGACCGTGGTAATGACGGCAGAGGAAAAGGCGGAATTTGAAGCCTTCCAGAGAGAAAAAGCAAAGAAAGCGGCAGAGGAAAAAGCCAAGAATGACCGCGAAATGTACAAACAGATGGTGGATGAGGAGATAGCAAACTCCATTCCGGTACTGCTGGGCATCAGTGAGCAGATCAAGGCAAGCAAGCAGACTGTGATGGACAACTTCAAAACCATTCTGGAAATGAAGGCAGACCTTTTCAAGACCAAGGTGAAGGATGACCAGCGCAGCCATACCTTTACTAACAGTGAAGGCGACAAACGAATCACGCTGGGTGTGTATGTGACCGACGGTTACCGTGACACGGTGGAAGACGGTATAGCCATTGTGAAGGAATACATCGAAGGTCTGGCCAAAGATGAAAAGACCAAGGCACTGGTGAGCATGGTGCTTCGTCTGTTGGCCCGTGATGCCAAGGGAACGCTGAAGGCTTCACGCATCGTGCAGCTTCGCAAAGTGGCCATGGAAACCGGAGATGACCGTTTCATTGAAGGTGTGCGTATCATTGAGGAAGCCTACCAGCCGGAAGTGAGCAAACAGTTTATCCGTGCTGAAATCAAAAACGAAAACGGAATGTGGAAACCTATCCCTCTGGGAATGACAGAATCATAAATAATAGAACTATGATACAAGAAGTGGAGAAATCTCCGAAAGTAGCCCTGTGCCGTGCTTGCCACGGTACAGGTAAAGTAAAGAAAGTTGTAGAATATCCCTCTCGGATCTTTGGAAAGAAGCGAAGCGAAACCGTTGAGGAAGTCTGCAGACAGTGTGAAGGAAGTGGCCGGGTAACGGTAAGCGCAAAAATGACGCTTGACATCCGTCCCTATAAACCTAAAGTAGAACCGTCTATGAACGATTAAACCTATATGGGAAAGCGGCACGGAGTCAGTTATCAGAAGCGTGTAGTAGAAGTAAACAGGATATATGACCATTATGCCAGTCACGGTGTACCGAACCGTGAAATATGGCGGCGGTACATATATCCTGTGTATGCTATTAGTGAGCGTACATTCTACAATATGCTTAAAGCGTCCGCAGACCCTAAAAATGATTTGCCGGACGATACGGTACAATTGAAATTTAACTTTGACTGGGAATGAATGAAAACGTAAAAAAAGTAGTGGCCCGGATACTGAAAGACATTCAGGTGGAAATGAGTGATGAGTTTGACAAGAACTTTGAACGGCAGGCTTTTTTCAGTGAGAAATGGCAGCGACGGAAAAGCCCCATCCGGAATGAAGGTAGAGCCATACTAACAGATACCGGGGCGCTTCGGAAAAGTATCGGAAGTCGGACAACGGAAAACAGCATTACCTTCTTTACCTCTCTGCCCTATGCGGCCATTCATAATGATGGCGGTGAAATAGTGGTGACCAAGCGGATGAAGCGTTTCTTCTGGCATAAGTATTATGAGGCAACCGGAGCGTTCGGTAGAAGAAAAGACGGCAAACTTCGAAAAGACAAACGAAATGTCCGGCTTGATACAGAAGCCGATTTTTGGATGTTCATGGCTTTAAAGAAAGCAGGAAGCACCATCAGGATTCCCCGACGCCGTTTCCTCGGCACATCGCCTGAAGTGGAAAAAGCCGTCCGTGAGATTGTAGAAGAGAACCTAACAGAGTATTTTACCATTGAATATAATATCATAAGAAAATGAGAAAAGAACTTTACCGGATGCTTTGCCGGGAGCTGAAGGCCATTGACCTTATCAAGCACATAGACTTGTGGAACCATAATGTGGAATTCATCGAACAGGAAGAAAACTGGGAGCGTCCGGCTGTCTTTGTGGAATTCTGCCCTATACAGTGGAATGCGATTGTTCCCGGTGTGGAATACCGGGCAGAACCTTTGATTAAACTGCACATCGTGACGGACTGGGAAGGTTCGAGTGCTGAGGGCAGCGAGCTGCAGGAGGATGCGCTGAAGGTGTTTGACCTGTCCGGACTGCTTCATGCACAGCTTGCCGGATTGAGCGGGGAGACCTTTTTGGAGCTGGATCTGGTGGAGAGTGATACCAATCACAACCATGAGGATATTGTGGAAAGTATCGAG